AGTTCTTCTCATGGATGAGCGATGCCGTAGATAATCAAGGACGCACTCAACGTTTGATTGAGCGTGAAAGCATGGACTTGGAAACTCAAGTCGCAATGGAATACTTGCTTTGGAAGAAATTCGACCTCAACAAGCTTGTGTCCAACACACAGAATACCAAGAAAGCAAAGAATTTAAAGGAAAAGCTGCAGCAGCGTAAGCCATCCAATCAGCGTATGAAGGGAGGGCAGACCGCATACAAGGCACCAAAGAAACTTCCCTCATTGAAAGATCTTTTATAACCCTTAATTCTAAACTTTAGACCATGTCTGCTGACAACATTAAGAAGCTACGTCTTTACGAAGACACCTTCAACTCGTCTGCTATGACTGATGAGAACAGCCTCGCCGCTGCGCTCCTCACTCAACCGGACGTTCTCTCCCCTGTTATCACCCACCTCGCTGGACAAGAGGACAAGCGTTTCCCGCTTTCTTACTTGACTGAGGGTATGGGTGCAACTAAGTACATCAACGACATTGAGTACGATTACCCAGTGATGGGCCGTATGAACAAGGCGTTGGAGTGCAAGGCTCAATCCGGTACTGGAGCGAACCACACCCGAATTAAACTGACCTTTAATGAGCGTTGGTTCGTGCGCCAGTACATCATCGAAGCTCCAGACGGAACTCAGCTCCGTATTATGGACGACCCCACTCCTGTGGCGGACGGCTATGAGTACAGCTGTCAGTTGGTTGCTGCTGATGGTGCCGGTGTTAACGGTTCTGCTTTCACAAACAAGCTGTTCGTTCAGTTGTACGCACCTGCTGCAATGAGCGGATCACGCGGAAACGAGAGCCACTGGGTTGCTCCTTCCAAGATGCGTAACCAAATCAGCTTGATTCGTAAGTCTTACGCATACGAGGGTAACATGCCTGACCGTGTGGTGAACTTCGAGTTCAATGTTGGTGGCCGCTCTACTAACCTCTGGTATGACTTCGAGGAGTACCAGCACATGCTCCGTTGGAAGGAAGAAACCGAATACGCACTGTGGTACTCTCAGTACAACCGTGACTCTAACGGTATCATCCACTTGAAGGACGATAACGGTAAGCCGATTACTCTCGGTTCTGGTGTCCTCGAGCAGATTCCTAACGTGGATACTTACTCTGAGTTGACCGCGTCTAAGATTAAGTCTGTTGTCCGTGACGCTTTGTATGGCGCTACCGATGCTCAGCAGATGAACATCACTCTCTTCACCGGTATCGGTGGTATGGAAGAGTTTGACAACGCGATGAAGAACGAGATTCAGGCCGGTACGTACATCAAGAACACTGATCCTTCTAGCTTCATTGGTGGAAGCGGGTCTAACTTGATGCTCGGCGGTTACTTCACGTCTTACCAGCACATCGATGGTCACGTAATCACTGTTCGCCACTTGCCTCTGTTTGACCACGGAGCACGTGCCTTGAACAGCGACCGTCACCCGGTTACTGGTTTGCCGCTTGAGTCTTACCGTATGGTCTTCCTCGATATGAGCACCTACGATGGTGAGCGTAATGTCCAGTACATCTCCCGTAAGGGCCGTGAGTTGGTCCGTTGGGCTGTGGCTGGTGCATCTGTGCCTCCTGGCTTCGGTGGAAACGCTCTCCGTGCGACTGACGTTGATGGCTCTGCTGTCCACTTCATGAAGGAGTGTGGTGTGGCTATTCGCCGCGCAACCAATTGCTTGCACCTCGAGTGCACTAAGAGCTAATCTTAGCGTCTGATTCGGAAGGGGGAGGGAATGGTCCTCCCCCTTTCTTTTACTAGAAACTCATTAGATACAATAGATATGTCTTCACACTTAGTTACCATCAACCGTCGTCCGAATAACACAAACTTGCCGGACGAGGTATACGCCGATTCCAAGCGTAAAATTGGATCAGTCTTTACAGCCGCCGGTGACATTGTCCGGGGCTTGACCTTCGCTGAACAAAAACAATACTTGCCTGAGGTCATTGGCATGTCGCCAACTGACCAAGGTTTTGGCCGTGCCTGCAAGGAGTACTACCTCAATCTTACTGTCGAGGTGCCTGCTGCCGGTTTGGACCTAGAGGTAGGCTTGGACGAAGAGGGACATCCTCTGTCTGTGCTTGACTACATCAAGTACAAGTTTATTATGGCCCACCCTCACGTTGCAAAAGATGAGGAGGAGTTGAGCGGCAGCAAGAAGGTTCGTTACTATATTTCAGATGCTCGTAAGGAATTGGCTGAGGCTTCTGCTGGCTTGACAGTTCGCAAGGATGCGTTCAAAGAGTTTATGAAGCTCACTGCAAACGAAGACCGGATGAATATGGTCTTGCATGTGTACGGCTATAACCCGGGCAAGCTTACTGTCGATGAGAAGGAACTCCAATTGGAAGAACTCCAAGAGGACAATCCAGAGTACTTTATCGATATTTGCACTGATAAGAACTTAGAGATTACCGCCTTGATTAATCAGGCACTTTCTCTTGAGGCCCTTCGTCGAGTTGGCAACAGCATTTTAGATGGTGATATCACCTTAGGAGACTCGATGGAAGAAGCCGTCCTCTTCCTGAAAGACAAGAAAAACTCTAACGTTTTGACGGCCATTAAAGCCAAGCTAAAGGCTTTCGCATGATATGACTGTTCAGGAGATGCACTATGCAGTAGACCAGGGGCTACAGAAAGTAGCCTCCTCGGTGTACGATTACTTTATCCCAGAGGAGATTGACTTTTGGTTGAATCGCGCTCAGGAAAGGTTTATCAAGCAGCGTCTCTATCGACAGACAGATCCTAAGAAACTAGGATTTGAGGGTAATGTCAAGCGCATGGATGATTTGCGGTTGCTCATTACCGTTGACTATACAGATGGTGTCACGCCGGATGCTACGGTAGACTTCATCAACTTTGATTTACCGATCGACTATATGTTCCTCGTCAATGCTCGCGTGACTTTTCATGTGAATCATTGCGGGGAACAAGTCGATACGGACGACCCGGAGACTACACGGGACTTGCGCATTGTAGAGCAAGACAAGCTTTACCAGCACCAGCAAAATCCTTTTGCTAAAACCAAGCCTGAATTTCCGTTGGGGGCAGTGTATGATGATGAAGTTCGTGTCTTCCAGGACAACGAAAAGTTTATATTAAAAACACTGCACCTCGATTACTTGCGTCAACCGGTTGACATTACCCTGTCAACTAGCGTAGATTGCGAGCTAGCAGAGCATACGCACCACGAGATTGTTGATCTAGCGGTGAAAAGCATCATCGAGGCCATTGAGTCGCCACGATACCAGACGACTTCTATTGAACAACAACAATCCGAATAATGAGTTTACTCGATACTACCCTTGTGGTACGTGGGGACGTAGCAGCCGCACAAGCTGACGTTCTGGCTACCTCTGTGTCTAATGCTGCGACTAGCGGAGAATTAATGATTCAAGTTGATGGAGCCTTTGCTGCTGGCAATGACTCTGCTGCTGCTGCTGATGCGATGATTAAGTTGTCCGTTGCAGTTCCTCAGCCAGATGGCTCGACTGCAGTTATGGGCAGCAGCGAATTCAAGAAGTCTCAAATTCTTTCTAGTGACTACAAAGCGCCTCGAGCAGGATCTGATGCCAGCATTACCGTAAGCAATTTGCAAGCCGGCATGAACAGCATCCGCTTAGAAGCACAAGATGGTGTCAATGTTCACGATGTTTTGGGTGTGACCGGTAAGGATGCGGCAGAACTTGTAAAGAATTTCAATGACCGACCAGATACTGAGCGTTTTGACAACGTGACTTTTGAAGTTTCAGGATCGGACGTTCGTATTACTGTTACTCCTCGCGGCTACGACATCACTGTTACCGGCGATGATGCCTTGACAGTCACCTACAATACTGCAAACACTGTAGGACGTCGCGGTCAGCGTGATAATATTATTGACTTGGAGACTCGTAGCTACATCAGCGCAGGAGCCTACAACCAAGTAGAGTTCCCAGTAGTTGTACCTGCAACGTCTACCGAGTTTGATGCTGACTATGGCATCTACACTATCGAGGTTTTGCAAGCTCTTCCAGGAAACCGCCGTGCTATCGAGACAATCCGAGTGGCGATTAAGGACGATGAAGCAGCTTCAAACAAGCTTGTAAATGCTATTCAAACTATTCTTGGCTTAAGCGGTGTAGATGTAACGCCTCCTGCTGCTCTTACGGCTATTCAGTTTGTTACTGATGCAACGGGCAGTTCAGATGCTGCTACCGCCTACAGTGCCGGAAGTGCGTCTGCAATGTTCCTCAAGATTTCTGGTGCAGAGGTCGGAGCTACAATTACAGTTACTCTCACCGTTGATGGAGGTGCCGATGTGGTAGAAACATTTACCGCTTCATCTGCATCCGAAGTTCTTTCTTTGACAGTGGCTGCTGACAACTATGCCGAGGATGATGTGGTTTCTGTGAATGCCACTCAAACCGATACTAGCGGCAACGTTGGACCGGCGACTACCGCCGATACTGCTACTATTCAAGCGTAATCCCTTAATTCTTCCATACTATGTCTCATACTAAATTTGTCTTCGTCGCTACTACAGATGGCGTGAAGAACACTGTTGCTGATAACACCATCAGCATTATCGAAAACGGCACTGCACAGGCTGATAATGGCGCTGCTCTCGTCGCTGGCGATAAGTTCCAGATCATCGAAAAACGTTACGGTACACCTGAGTTTGCTCAAGCTGATATCCAGAAGGTTGACGCTGTTGCCTACAATGCCGGTACCGCTCAAGTCCAAACGGCTACTATCGCTCTTGACGGTGGTAAGGCAGAGGTGAAAATCATCGACGTTACTGAAGGCCGTGAGAAGTTTGCTATTGCAACCTTTGAGGCTGAAGGTGCTGATGCTGATGCTGCTGCTTTAGCTATCAAGAATGCCATCAATGCTTCTACTCGCGACGTGTTCAAGGACGTCGCTGCTACTGTTTCAGGAGCAGTGATTACCATCACTTCGCCTTTGAACAAAATCTTGCGTTTGGCGGGTAACGATGCTAGTGCATTTGCTCAGACCACGGCCCCAGTCTTTACGATTGGTACTAAGGCCGACATTGACGCAGAGTTTGAAGACGCTCTCCCATTCATCGGTGTTACCAATATCGCTGGTCCTAATGTGGTCAAGCCTGTTTCAGGTGCAGATGATAATGGGTTCCACCGCGTGAGCATCTTTGTTAAGGCTCAAGTGGGCGATCGTCAGGACTTGCACGAGATTGTCATTTACTGCGATGATACTGCTAGTGACGTTTTAGTTGGACACTTGTCTACAGTGTTTGCAACCAACGCACCTGGTACTATTTCTATCTCCTAATAGCTGACCTATGGCTGCTAAAACCGGATACTGGCGGATTACCACAAAGACTATTGCAGGCGCAGTAAACTTTGTCTTGTATGACCACCTCCCCAATGGGACTGCACGCACTTCACTTGATGTGAAGGTCAAGATTCCTGGGAAGACTGCATATGAGGATCTGACAGAAGCCGACTTAGGTAGCTATGATGCGGCTAACCCGCATTCTTTCACAATGGATATCGCTCCGGGGGACGTCTCAGATGAAACTGGGACGTCCTTCCGGGACGGTATTTACCAATTCAAAATCGTGTATGTTATCGGTTCCGATACCTACACGTTCGAGGAATACTTCCTACATATTCCTGTAATTGACAAGTGCATTAGCGATAAGCTTGAGACTTACCTCAAGAGCATGTGCGAACTCTGCAAAGAGAAGAAGCAATTACAGACCCTTCAAGAGCTTGTAACCATTAGGCAAGGGGTTCTGCTTGACATTGGCTTAGCGAGTCCTTCAGATGCCCGCATTACAAGCGCCAATGAAAAGATTACCTTGCTAGATAATATTTGCAAGGGCAACGGCTGCACTTGCGTATGCGGCTGCTGACATGAAGATCAATCCAAAAGATTACATCAATAGCAAAACTCGCCTTGCTGCCCTCAATCAACTGTGGGAGTTCGGCCGAGAGCTGAAGGTCTATCTTAAACGCGTTCTGTATGCGCTAGACCGCGATTGTGACAGACGCGACTTTTTCATTGGGACTCAGGTTTATCAAGACGAGTCGTCTATTGTAGTAGAGGACGGATACAGTGGCTTTGAGAGTTATGACTCTGATATGCCTGCTGCGTCTTATAGCATTCTTAAGGTGCAAGCTCCTGCTGGAATTAAACCCTCAGGAACAGCGGGCTTGACGTATACAGTCAATGAAAGCCTCAGTCAGAACGTGACTTTAGTGGACAATCCATCCGGGGATCATGCAGATGCCGTGTACCCTGATAATACTCCTCTTACAGTTAAGTATCACAGCACTTCGGACTACTCTGATAATGGCGTGGCTATTACTACGTCCGCCGTTCTTACAAGTAATGCCTTAGCACCAACACTTTTTGATGCTCCCGATATTACCGGAGATGCTTATATCGATATTGCCTCGACGCGCACTCCCCGTAATGCTATCTACATTCAACCGGGTACAAATACTGATGTTGACCAGTTCGCTCAGGTATTTAACGCCCGGCCTCTAACCTCCCCAAATCCAGCTTGGTTTGAATATTACCCAGATGCGGCTGCAGCAGGTACTCCTATGATTATCAGCTTACCCTTTAAGACGGGGGTCGACCCACAAGATTGGGCAGCACAGGTTGTAGTGTATGAGGCAATCAATAACTCCTTTACGCCAGTACTTAATTTGTTGCATGCTCATACGGTTCAGGCTACAGGCACCGCTTTTGCTGCGAATGGCAACATAACGTTCACTAAGACAAACGTCTTGAACGGGCAGGAAGGGCCGATAGAAAATCCGCTAATCATTCGAATCAACGATTTAGAACTAAACTAACAGTATGGATATTCTTGCACTCGTAACTAAGTATTGCAAGAATCACCGAAATGAGACACACGCACGTATCGCTTCGCTGATTCTTGAAGAGAATCCCGAAGTCGAATTGTCTCATCGCAGCTTGAGACGGATGGTCGCAAAAGAGCGAAAGCCTTCTGTCGAGGTGAAGAAGGAGGTAACTAGCGACTCCGCATCCTACGTGTATAAAGGGGCTGATCCTATTCACTCTTTAGAAGATGCTGTCAAGTACTTCGAGATTGATACTGACGTTTGGGAAGTAGCACGCTTTACCTGTAATAGCTGGGAGGCTCAATCAAAAGCAGGGCCGGTGGTAATGCACCAGGTAAAGGTGCAGCTGGAGAGGAAGAAACAAACTCTTAATATGGATGCCGTAGTTTCACAGTTACGTGAAACTGTTGATGGCTTTACTATCCAAAGAAAACCTGGCAGTAACACAGCGGTGTTAGCTTTGTCTGACTTTCATATTGGCGCAAGAGTAGAGGCTATGGGGCATACTCCGGCGTTTAATGTAAAAACTGTTGTTGCACGCTTACAAGAGGTAGCTACTTGTATCAATAACGAGAATTACGATGAGGTATATGTTTGCTTACTGGGTGACTTCATTGAAAGCTTCACCGGACTCAATCATCAGTCGACTTGGCAGGAACTCGAACACGGTGGTCATGGCACTAATGTTGTTATCCTGGCTTACACTATTATTCGTCGTTTCCTTACTACACTAGATAATGTCTGTGGGGTGTATATTGTAAGTGGCAATCACGACCGGATTACCCCAAAAATGGAGGGTGATCCATATGGTTCAGTTGCAGGGCTTTTGGCATTTATGCTTCGCGAGAACACCCCGCTCGATGTACGGCACAATGCCGTACTTTTGGGGGTAGAGATTGATAGCATCTATTACATCCTTACGCATAACCACCATGGCGTTGCGAAAGGAGATTTAGGAAAGGCTTTCTGGGAGCACGGACGTCAGGGCATGTACAATGTTATGCTTGGCGGTCACTGGCATGCGAGGAAAGGAAAGCGGGTCTACCGGACTATTGAAGAAAAGCAGGTTGACCAAGCAAATTATCGGCAGCTGTCTGTTGCACCATTGTTTACAGGGAACTTCTACTCTGAAAGCAATGGTTGGAATAGCTCTGCCGGATACACCGTAATCGTTAACAATGGACAGGGGAAACCCAATGTCTTTGAATACGTCTTATCGTAATGGCTGCAGGCAAGTACAATTTCATCGTAGAGCAGGGGTCACAACATGAGGTGACCTTCCGCTACAAGCTGTCTTCGGGTTCATATCAGGACTTGACGAATTACCGTGTGCGCATGTCTGTTAAGGACCACATCACTGATACAGCGTATGTTTATCAAGCTACGAGTGATGATACGGAAGACACCGGCTATGATGTGGACTTCACAATTGCATCTCCGCAGACTGGTTCTGATTTGGGGAAGTTTACTCTAACTATTCCAAGCGCTACTACAACGGACTTTACCTTCAATCAAGGCGTATACGACTTGGAGATTGTAGATAGCAGTGATGTAGTCACCCGGCTTTTAGAAGGCAAGTTCAAGATCAAACTCCAAGTCTCTGAGTGATGCCGAACAAGGTTGAAATAACAGAGCCAGCAAAGAATGTGGTAGAAGTATCTACTGCACCTGTTACTGTAGAAATTACAGAGCAGACCAATACGGTTTCTGTATCAGCAGTGACTCGAGCTATCGGTAATGCTACAATCGCTAGCAATATGGACATCACAAATACGATTGGTGATGCTATTCGTGGTGGTACCTATAACGCCGGTACAACTCTTGAAGCAATTGTACGAGATCTTATTGCTCCGTTCTTAGAGCCTACCATTTCGAATATCAGCTGGTCTGCTACCGGGACACATCAGGCAGATGGTGAAGTACTGCTTGTGGAGTGCGGTGAAGCTGCAAGTGTTAGCTCAGTTAGTTTGACGCTTACCAACCCAGAAAACTTTAATTCGGGGTCTTCTTTGATTGTGCGAAACATAACTGACAATGAAGACGTGGCTGCTCAAACAAATATTGATCCTACTACTTTGACTAGTCCGGTTTCAATTGCGTCTACGTACTCAATTGACATTGAAACGTCACCCACAAATAAAACAATGACGGCGACCGGTACGTACCTTACTAATAATGGGCAGGGGTCGGCGGTTACTACTTCTAGGACTACCAAAATCGCTCATCGTCATCGAATGTATGTACGAGCGGGGGCGACAACGCTCAACAATCAGGTATTCAATACTTGGATGACAGGCGGTTCTGGAGTGTTCAATACATTATCTCTAGACCCAGATGGTAGTTCGCAAGAAATTTCTGTATCTTGCAATGCGAAAACAGCCCTTTCGACAAACTACACTTGGATTATTATTCCTAGTGCTGCAACGTTAGGTTCTGTATATGCAGAAGTAGGAGGAGCGAGTGTGA